ACCTGGCGGTCGCCGGCCCGCTTGCTCGACTCGACGCGGCAGCGGCCGCCGCAGGTCGTGCATAGGCTCATGTTTTCGTCCCGACGAGGACCATGTCGTAGGTGGCCGCCAGCGTGTTGCCGGAGATTGAATACGCGATCACCTTGTCGATCGGAGTCGCCGTCGCGGAGCCCTCGACATTCGACACACCGACCGACCAGAGCAGGACACCGCCGGGATGGACCTCGGCGCTCCAGTAGGGAGTCGACGACGAGTCGGCGAGCATGATCCCGAGGAACTGGGCCGCGCTTGTGTTCTTCACATAGATAAGTCGGACCTTGTCGATCGACGCGGTGTAGGTCGTGCCCGACTGGGTCGGCACCGTCACCGACGAGAGCGTGGTCGTATCGGTCCCGGAGGTGGCGACGCTGCCCGACTTCCTGATGTAGATATTCGCCTGGCTCGCGCCGGTCCCGTTCGCGAAGGCGATATTCTCCAGCACGACGGACGAGTCCGACACGGACCCGACGGTGAGCGTGTTCGTCAGGTCGCAGTCGATCCGGAGGAGCCCGGAAACGGTCAGAGCGGAAGGCATAGCGTCCTCGTGTTAGCCGGCGTTGATTCGCATTCGGGCGACGGCGGCCGCGGCGGCAGCCTTCGATCCGGCGAGCGTCGAGACCTTGAACGATCGAGCCGCCGGGGCCGGGGCCGCCACGATTCCCTCGGGGTAGTCGTCGACCCACACGTCGACCGCGATCCCGGCCGCGGCGGCCGCGTCGCGCTTCTGGGTGTCGGCCCCGCACAGGATCAGGTCGCCGACCTCGAGGTCCGCGAACGCGAGCCGCAGCTCCTCGCGGTTTTCGTCGGTCGCCTCGCGTCGCGAGATACAGACGACGCGGTTCCCGGCGGCCGTCGCCATGTTGACGAACGAACGCCAGAGGCCAGGGGCCGCGGTGAACGTCCGGTCGTAGTCGAGCGAGATCACGAGCCCGCGGCCCTCGGCCCTGTGGTGGACGAGCCCTCGGGCTTCGCGCCAGGCCGACAGGGACCGAAGGCCGACGGAACTATTGGGATACGCGGCGTGTGTTACTGGGCTTACGTCAAAGATCGCCGCGTCGGTGATCGTCCTAGTGACGTTGCCGGCGGGATCCTCGTCCCAGGTCTCGCCTCGAGGATCGGGCAGTGAGAACGCGAAAGACGATCCGAAGATGTAGCCTTCCCGGATCAGCGGAAGGACCTCGGCAGTCGTCGGCGTGCCGACCGGAGGGGTCGCCCGGAACACGAGCCCCTTCTCGTTCTCCTGGATCTGGAGCGTGCCGTTCGTCGTCCGGCCGAGGACGGCGGAATCCATGTGGTTGTATTTCGCGACCACGTCAGCAGCGCCTCGCGGATCGTTCGGCGAGCGGTCGAGCCACTTCCGGAACGCTCCGGGCATGAATCGTTCCTTGAATCCGCCCAGGTCGACAGACCACTTGTTCCACGGCGGAGCCATGCCGACGATCTGCGGCCGGCCGTCGTCGCGGGTCTCCAGCCGCAGCTCGACATCAGGGTCGCCGGCCTGGGCCAGATAGCGCGTCTCAACTTGCGACATCGTTCTCGCCTCCGTCCATGGGATCCGCCGACAGGTCCGAGACTCGCTTCCCGACCGTGAACTCGGTCGCCTGCCCGCCTTCGTGAATGCGAACCGAGGCGACCGGCGAGTCGGGCGACGCGGAGATCGCGAAGGGCGACCCTTCGACACCGAGGACGCCGTCGGTCATCAGGTGCTCGATCGTTCCCTCGCCGCCGTCGAAGTAGACGTACTGGCCGAGAGCGAACCCGCCGGCCTGGTCGACGCTCTCGCCGTTAGGTTCGAGGTCTGGCGACTCGGTCTCGGCTACTGACGGCAGCGGCTCGCCTCCGGCGGTCCCGGCCTGAGCGGCCGCGGCGTCGAGCGTCGAGAAGCCGAGTTGGACGAAGGTCTGGTTCGCGGCCGGAGTGTCGAGCAGCTCGAAGTCTTCCCTGTCTCTTATCTCGTTCGGCGTGATCGCTCCGAGGTTCCAGAGCGTTTGATACAGGGCAGCCCGGCCGGCCGTGTCGGCCCGGAGGATCCCTCGCGTGTCGAGCTTCGCGTATACGTCCTCGCCGTAGACCGGCTGAAGCGCCATGTCGATCGGCGACTCCATGCGGCGAGCCCATGGAAGCAAACACCAAACCTGCGCGGAGAGATGCTCCTGCTCGACCGTCGAATATTTATTCATCTTCGCGTCGCCGAGGAGCGTCGAAGGGACGCCCCAGTGACGGCACACGTCAGGCAGGATCGCGTCTCGCAGCTCTTGAAACTGCGACGCCTCCATCGAGTTTGAGTCGATCGGCTTCAGTCGCGTCTTCTTCGGGAGGACGGCGGCCTTCCCGCGGTTCTCGGCTCCGCCGTAGACCTGGTGGAGCGACTCGCGAAGAGCGTCGACCGCTTCGTCGGGGATTCGCTCGTCGGTCTCGAGGACCATGTCGGGCCGGGCGGAGTTGTCCCAGAACGCGGTCGCCGCGGTGTCGAGCTTCTGAGCCAGGCGGATCGAGGTCGCGCACATCTCGGCCGGAGCGTGCCCGACGATTCCGTTGTCGCTGATCCACTTCCAGTGAAGGACCTGCTCCTGTGGGATCGTCTCCCACACTCCGCGGTCCGTCCAGAACTTGTAAGACAGCGAGTAGTCGTCGAGCTGCTCGACCTTCACCCGCGACGGGTGCATCGGCACGAGCTGCGACATCCAGCCGCGGTCGCCGGAGAGAATCCTCGCGTAGCCGTTCCCGTGGAGGGCCGCCCAGTAGGCTTGCAGCAGGTAGAAGTCGAACGCCGACTGCCAGCGGTTTGGCCGCTTGCGGAGCGTGTAGGCGGCCGGGATGTCGGCCTTCTCGCGGCGGCCGTCGGGCCGCTGCCGCATGATCTGCACAGGGCAGATCGCGACGGCCTGAGCGATCCAGCGCACGACCCCGAAAATCGAGGAGACGCGGATCGCGGTCTCGGGTCCGATGTTCCCCGGAGAGATCGCTCCGAACGCGTAGGGCGACCCGAGCGAGGTCGACCGAAACGAGATAACGCGAGCGGCCGCGGCGGCCTTCGCCGGGGAGCGGCGGCGGCTGCCGCGGCCTCCATTGGCGGTCGGCTTGCGGCTGGGCTTCTTTTCGGGCACGGGCGGCGACCTCGTGGACGGTGCCCGCCAATATCCCAGCGGCCTGCCGGGCAGAATCTCGCTACAGGACGCGGATCCGCCACTCGTCGAGGCTCCGGCCGGTCCCCGTGTCCTCGTCGGTGGACGCGAGAGCGAGGGCATTCACGAGAGCCGCGACGCCGTCGATCTTCTCCGTACTCTTCGCCTTGTCCGGCTTGATCATCCCGGTGGGGTCGGTGTAGACGCAAACATTGTTCGCGTTCCACTGGGCGACCGGATTCCCGCCCGTGCGGAGCCGCTTCTCGACGACCAGGGCCTCGAGGAGTTTACATGGCGAGTTGAGCGTCGCGGTCCGCTGCGCTATGTCCTTCGTCGTGATCCCTTCACGCTGGAGCAGCGTCTCCAGGGCTCCGGCCTGCCAGGGGTCGCAGCCCACGGCCTTGATCTCGTGGGTCTCGCCATACGCGATGATGTCGCGAGCGACCGACTCGTGATCGAGCCGGTGTCCGTCGGTGACGGTCACCCAGCCGTCGCGGATCCAAGAGTCGTAGGGGATCCCTTCGCGGACGCGATCGGCCACGGTCTCGCGTGGCACCCAGTATTTCCACTCGACCGAATAGGACCCGTCCGACTCTTTGAACACGAACGCGGCCGCCGTCATGTCGAGATTCGACGCCAGGTCGACGCCGACCCAGCACGGCCGGCCCTCGGTCGGATCGAGCGGACCGGCGGAGCAGGCCGACCAGTCGAGCGGCGGGACGAACCAGCGCGAGTCGCCGGCCTGCCAGACGTTGAGCGAGTAGCGGAGGAACTTCGACATCTTCCGCGGGTCGGTCGTCGCGTCCTGGTAGTCGGCCGCGAACTCGTCCTCGGGGAACGCGATCCCCATCGAAGGATTCGCCTTCCGCCAGACCTTCGGGTCGGAGAAGTCGTCGTCCTCGTCGGCCGCGTAGATCAGACCGTAGAAGGTCGGATTCGCTTTTGGATCTTTCAGGACCAACTCGCAATCCTGCCACCAACGCCAGCCGATCCCGTTTCGATCGGAGCCCGCCGTCGAGATCGAGATCACGAGACCGTTCGCCGTGCCACGGGTCGCGTAGATCAACGCGTCGACTAGGTCTGGCGAGCGGAAGCTATGGATCTCGTCCAGGATCACCGAGCCGTTTAGGCCTTCATTCCGCCACGAGTCGGAGGACAGGCATCGTATTTCTTTCCCGGTCTCGCGGTTGCGGATGATGCTCCGCGAGTCGACGACTTCGAGCCGCTTCGATAGCTGCGGGCTCGCCTCGACCGACTGCCGGACCATGCGATACATCGTCCGAGCCTGGAGGCGGTCGTTCGCCGCGAGGAACAAGTCCTGGGCCGGAGCGTGGCAGGTCGCCATGTATTGGGCGAGCTGCGACATCAGGCTCGACTTCCGGTTCTTCTTCGGAACGAAGATCCCGGCGCGACGGAACCGGAGGCGTCCGTCTGGTCGACGCCAGCCGAAGAGCGGACGAAGGACCTTCTCGGCCTGCCACTCGATCAGCTTGATACGCTTCGGGTCTCCGCCGCGTTCGTCTGGGTGTCGACACAGCCCCTGCACGAAGTCGACCGGAGCCTGGGCCGCCTCCTCGTCCCACTTGTAGCCAGGCAGATACTCCGGCCGCTTCTTCGGGTCGAGCGGCTTACCCGCGGACGGAGAGCTTCGCGAGGATCGCGGCCTCGGGGTCGTCTTCTTCTTCGCCATTCTTGGGATCCTGCGGGATACGGGCGGCAGCGGCTGCCGTCAGTCCGAAGTCCCTCGCCAGTGTGACGAAGTCGCGGCGCGAGTCACGGAGCAGTTTCGCGACAGGGCTCGCGGCCTGGCCCTTGTCGGTCGCGGTCACGAAGCCCTCGGCCAGGACCTGGTCCTCGAGGAGGCGGATCTCGGAGTGGAGCCGGCACAGGATCGCGAACGCGTCGGCCTGCTCGGGGACGAGTCGTCCGTCGGCGATCAGCGTCGGGGCGACGCGATCCCAGAACGCGGCGGCCGCCGGCACGAGCTGCACGCTCGCGGGGACGGCGACGCCTCCGGCCGGCACGACGGCGGGAGTCTTCCGGTACATCGTGTTTCGGCCGCGTTTGCTCTCGGAGCTGCCGGGCTGCGGGGCCGGACCTCTACTTCCCATTTTTTGTTACTCCCCAAATATTCGCGTCGAGGGCTCGTGGGGTCTTCCGTCCTTTTTTGGCCCCGCGGCCGACCCCACCCCCTTTTCGATCACAGCCTGCCTCGCCTCCGCTGCTCTTCCCTGGTCTTCGTGCCGTGGCACGACTGGCACAGCGTCTGTAGGTTCTCGTCGTCCTCCGTCCCGCCCTCCTCGAGGGGCTGGACGTGGTCGACGTGAGCGGCCTGGCCGTAGACCACACGAGAGCAGGACCGACACACGAAGGCGTCCCTTCGCAGGATTCGCAGCCGGCGAGCCTTCCAGTCGGCGGTCCTGTAGTGGGCGACCTCCTTCGTCGCGGTCGTGCGACGCATACGCGGAGGCTGCCAGCGTTCGACGGCGTCTGGCATTAGAGACCGTAGTCCTCTGGGACTGGGACTGGCAGCATGGCGACCGCCTCACTAAGCAGAACGACCTCGATCTGATCCATGATTTCTTGGCTCATGTATTGAAGAATCCACGAATACGGATCTCCGTCGCCAACCATCGAAAGAACTTCTCCGTCGATCATCCATGTGCCATCGGTCCGCTGCCGTCCGTAGCAGACGTGCCGCCAGTCGCCGTGCTCTTTCTGTAGCTCGTACAGAGCAACAGCGACCGCGTGCGGATAGACCAGTGCAAGGTCCTTACACTCCGAGTACGGCAAGGGGAGCGCGAGGTCGGCGAGCGTCATGCTCTCCCCATTGCTGCCTGAAATACATTCATGGCGGTTGCATACGACACGGCCTGAGTGGCGTCGAGCCCCGGTCCGATGCTATAGGCTCCCATCCTGCCGTTGTAGTATTCGGTCGGACCGGTTCGCGCAA